TGGTCATACTCATCATCCGTTTGATTACATGATTGGTAGTACAAGAGTTGTATGTAACCCACGTGGTTATGAAAATGACGGTTACAGCGAAGACACTGGCTGGAACCCTAACATAGTATTGGAAGTATAATGTCTGTAACATTAGATCACGTTAGTCAATATAAAGATTTCAAACGTGTTTGTCGGATTAACGACTATCATGGAGAATGGATCTATGATAAAATTGATTCGAGTATAATGTATTCTGATCATACCAGCTGGGTATACTTCATTACTGTAAATGGGTTCATTTATAAAATTGGTGCATCCGGTGTTCCGCTAGGAATCCGGATGCCCGATGGACAACCGAAGAAGGGTACAAAATGCAGACTAGGTAGATATCGTGCAATGAAAGGTACCTACACATATGATACTGATGAGTACTGTAGAATTGAACTTGCTAGTATCATTCATGATAAAAATAATCTTGTTGAATTCTGGGCTTTTAAATGCCCAATAATCAAACAAAGGTTAAACATGGCAGGTGAGGCTATTACAGTCGAATCATCGATTCAATGGGATTTAGAAAAAGTATTAATCAACCAATTTGAGAAGTTTACGGGGTCGATACCAAAATTAAATAAAGGAAAAGCATAATGACAGAAGAAATTAAACAAGCACAGGTTAAAGTTAGTGATATGATCCGAGTCACTGCCGAAAATCAAAATACATTTTTGATGCAGATAGCAGATCACATTGATAAGCTAGAACAAGCTATCGACGAACTTCGAAATCGTGTTATCACTATGGAGCAGTCAAATGAGCCAGATACTACGGCACAGTGATACTTGCCAAATCAAAATGGCCAAATCGAGTAAAATGACTGAAGCAGTTGTGCAGGATTTTGAAGACAAGGTCCTACTCAATGTAATTGTCAACAAGGCAGTTAAGATCAGTATGAAATGGAACGGCAAATGCTACGAAGGTCGCAATGCCGGTATGGACTTCGAAAGTGCTGGGCCAATGGTCTCTCGCACATCTACGGGAATTAGAGGATAATAATGTTAGATTGTTTAATACTAGGAGATAGTATAGCAGTAGGAACTCATCAATTTAAACCAGAATGTGCAGTATATGCCAAAGGTGGATGGAATAGTCGTCAATGGAATAAAAAGTTTATTGATAAAGACGACATCAATATCTATGCTAAGACTGTAATTATAAGTCTAGGAACTAATGATCATAAAGGTATTCATACATATGCTGAACTTAAAAAGATGAGGATGGAAGTAAGGGCAAGACAGGTATTTTGGATAATGCCGGCTATCAAGCCAGATATTCAACAAGTTGTACAACAACTCGCAGAAGAACACGGTGATACTATACTGCCTATAAAAAATTTACAAAAAGACGGAATTCACCCGAGCTGGGCAGGATATAAAAAGATTGTAGAGGAAACAAAATGAAAGTTGGTTTAAGTTATAGTCGTTGCATACGAGACATTTACGAAGGCAAAGTAAATATGGAAGATGTACTGGTAGTCATCTCGAGAACAGATTTTGATCCGACTAATGATCAGCAGTGGGCGGGTATTTGGGACGGGTATTGCCATGGCGGATTGAGTAATCCAGAATGGAGAGCCTATAGCGATAAAGAATCTGAATTTCGAAATATTAGCGAACATCTTTACAAAGATGGTAAATTACATCAACCTCGTCAATTCGGTGCTCATCCAAGACGTCGTCCGGAAATTTGGTTAGAAACTGTGCTAGTCGAAGGCGACTTAGATGCCAATCCCATGGCTAAAAAAGCCTTTGAAAAATTCCAAATGGTTGCAGGATTAAGCAATCTAGATTTGGATAAAGAATATAATTGACATCATTAGTGTTTTCGTTTATAATAATAACATTATAAACTTTTGAAAGCATAAATGAAATATCTTGCAATATTAGCGGCTTTGGCCCTAGTAGGGTGCAAAGAATCGGATAGAAACCAGATTGCTAATGTTCAGAGTAAGACTCTAACTTATCAACAATTGGTAGACTATCCTATAGATTGTTCTAAGAAAGATAACCAATTATCTTATCTTAGAGATATCCAAACCCAGAAAAATTTTGCAGAAGATCCTGATGTTCTTGATGATTATGATCGAGCATACAACGGACGGTTGAAAGCAACTATATGGTGGTATTCTTACAGTTGTGGAGAAAGTCTATGAAACATATTCTTTTAATTAGTATTTTAGCTAGTCAGTTAGCCTGGGCTGACTGTAATATTCGATCAGCTAGTATTAATCAAAATCAAACACAAGTTGGAAATATAACTAATTTGATAAAAACAATTAGTTATGGCAAGTGTTCAGTTAAATTCCAATTGACTGTAGACGGTACTGTACATTCATTAGAAGGTGAATGGAGAGATTTTGGGCCCGAAGATACATTATGTACATATGCTATTGACCAAGCCCGGACTCAATTTTTAGCGGGATTGGGAGGAAAGTTTCAAACCGATACACTTACCAAATGCGTCGAAGGTGATAAATTTGTTAAAGACAAAGTTAATATCGGCGATACTATTTTGGAATCCGAAGTTGGGCCTAGTACTATAAAAGGGTACTTCAAATACAAAGGAGCCAAATGTCGTATGTTTCAAGATCACTTTGAATTTAAAAGAAAATTAACAACCTACAATGGGGTTATTTGCCAAATCGACAACAGTGATACTAATTGGTTAGTAGTTGATAAATGGTAATTTGGTTATCTTCATAGTTGACAATTGAACACTAGTACGTTATAATACTAACATGCACAACACACACAGAAAGGCATTTATATGAAGGCATTCATAGCAGGTACAATTTTTGGTCTAGTTCTAGCTACTGTTGGTTTCAGCGGTATTGCTAAGATGTTAGATCGAGGTGTAGACACAGTTAAAACACAATCAACGGAGTTGGCAAAATGAAAACTTTTGTAGCATTGATTTTGGTTAGCTTGCTAGCCGCATGTGGTACAGTTTCGGGACTTGGTAAAGACATTTCGTCAACCGCCGATTGGACCAAAGAAAAAATGTCAGGAAAATAAAATGAAAAAGATTTTTATAGTATTGCCAATCATAGCCGCTTTGACCGCTTGCGGAACTACTGATGTATATCAAAAACGTGCAGATAACGAGCGCCAGTATAAAGAGCGTCAAGTTGAACGGTCTATTGATCAGAGTCCTAAATGGATGACTGTTACGCCGATTAGTAACTCTGCTGTATATGCGGCTGGTACTAGTGCTAGCGGTGATTACTCAATGGCTTTCCAAAAAGCCAAAGCAGATGCTTATGGTAAGATTTGTATGGCGGCAGGCGGTACTGCTAGCCAACGTACTAAGATCTATAAAGCAGATACTGCTGATGCAAGTACCGAGTTGAGTGAAATGGTTCTGCGTACTAGTTGTAAGGAAGTTGACCTTACTGGTGTAGAAACTGCAGAGAAGAAAATTGTATCCGAAGGTAATCGTTATCGTGCGTATGTACTAATTGCCCTGCCTACAGGTGATGCTAATATTTTGAAGAAAGCTAAGGAACAGGCCAAGCTGAACGAAATTGCGGCTCAACGTGCTCCAGAAGCATTTAAAGAAATGGATAAAAATTAATGCTAAGAGAATTTATTAATATTGTTCAATCTGGTGTACTGGCAGAAGATGCCGTACATCGGTTTGCTAGTTCAGCTCATGAAGAATGGCGACACAACTTTGACCCTAGTGGAACTAAACCTCGTATTAAGAAAAACAGTGATGGTACGGAAGGCGACATCAATGTGCCGTTCGAAAAACTACATCCGGATTGGCAAAAAGAAAATCTAGCCGCTGGTAGGGCCGCTGAACATGCTGTAAAGAAATTTCCGCATGATATTGAAAAGGCGGCAGAGTATATCCATATTAAATGGATGGAACGTAATCCCAAGGCTGACTACAATGCGGCACAACATGTACCATATGATGATCTTCCTGAAGATGAAAAAGAAAAAGATCGTGTACATGTTCGTACAATGATGAAACTTCTAAATTCAAAATAATATGAAGTTGTTTGCTCGATCGGGTGGACACTGGCTCTTCTGGAGCGGTGTCTTTTACATTAGTTTAGCCGTATCAATTGCGTTAAGTCCGTATGGACAGTATACTTGGTATACACAGATTGTATGGGTGATGTTGCTATCACTACCCTTAGTTTGTAATCCGCTGGCTCGCTGGCTTAATATGAAAGAAAATACAATGTTTGATTGGATGAAGAAAAACAAAATGCCTGCTAATGTTGTACCGTTTCCTGCTCCCAAAGCAGTTGAACCTGTCGAGCCACCTGCTCCAAGGGAAAAGGATCCATCTATTCATTACACCATTGGACACACTAGCGATAACCGTGTAGCTTTTAAACTAGGTTACGCTACACTTTTTATGAATTATGAAGGTGTGCAATCTCTCATTGATCAACTGGAGTTGTACCAAAGTCAGCTACATCAGGAACAAGAATGAAATTTTTTGAACCCCTGCGTGATGACCTAATGGTACAACAGCAGATTTCAAATAGCTGGGAACACATGGTTGGCGTTATCATGCTTAATCAAACTGGTCGCAAACCTGTTAAGATGACTTTACCGGAATTCCTCTACTGGTTTCCTACTCCCCATGCATTACTACAAGCAGATGAAGATTTTGTTAAAACTATTATAGCACCGTTAGGCATGCTGAATGTGCGATACAAAAGATTGATCCGTATGACCGAGGACTACTTGACCTGGGACGGAGAAGATGCTACTATGCTATATGGCATTGGAAAATACGGTAGTGATAGCTACGAGATATTTTTCAAACAGAACTATAATGTAGAGCCTACTGATAAAGAATTAAAAAGATATTTACAAGAGGAAATTTATGCCTAATTTAGTACCAATGGTAATCGAGCAGGAAGCTCGTGGAGAACGTAGTTATGACATTTACAGTCGTTTACTCAAGGACCGTATTGTTATGTTGGACACAGATGTAAATGAACACTCTGCCAGTTTGCTAGTAGCACAGCTACTATTTTTAGAAAGTCAAGGAAATGAAGACATTACTTTTTTCATCAATAGTCCTGGGGGTGTGGTTACTGCCGGCATGGCTATCTATGACACAATGCAATTTATTAAACCAGACGTCTGTACCGTCGTTATGGGCCAGGCTTGCAGTATGGGTTCCTTGCTCGCTACTGCTGGGGCTCCTGGCAAGCGCAAAATGCTTCCAAACGCTCGTCACATGATTCACCAGCCAAGCGGTGGTGCTGGCGGACAAGCTACAGATATGGAAATCCAAGTAAAAGAGATCCTGAAGATGAAGCAGAACTTAACCCAGCTTTATGTTAATCATAACGGTAAGGGTAAGACTTTTGACGAGTTTTATTCAGCTATGGAACGGGATAACTTTATGAGTGCCCAAGAAGCACTAGATTTTGGATTGATTGACGAGATCATTACTAAACGCCCATAAAGTGCGTATATAATTGGTTGCCGTAGTAAACTATAAATAGCTATGCTAGGAGTTTACTATGGCCCAAATACCATTCGATTGGTCGGAAATAACCCGCAGTAATCTGTATTCTATGTTCTATTCGCTTAACAGCGAACTGGTGGGCAAAGAGCTGAGTCCTAGTCAAATTCAAAAACGTATTATAAGACACGTTAAAGCACACTTGCCCTTAAAACTTAAAAAATGCTTGTATGTGCCTACTACACCCGGTTACATCTTTATGGGTGGCGTATATTACAGCGATCTAGATCACAAACGTAAACCTGCAATCGAAGTTAATTTTAACTACAATCCTAATGATCGAAAGTTAAAACTGACCCATCACCGTTTCAAACGCATGGCTATTCGTTTCGCTGATGTGGTGCTACACGAAATTGTACATATGCGTCAATTCCGTGCTAGGAATTTTAAGAATATCCCTGGCTATCAAAGTACAGCAGAATACGCCAAAGAGCGTAAAAAACAAGAGTACTATGGAGATAGAGACGAAATGGGCGCACACGCATTTAATTGTGCTTGTGAGTTGCTTGATCGTTTTGGTTACGATCCAACTGCCATTGCCCGTTATTTGGATTCAAACGATTGCCGTAGACATAAAAACTCCACTTGGAATGATTATTTAAAAGCATTTGATTGGAATCACGATCATCCAATTATACGCCGTATGCGAAATCTAATCATACGTAATTTAGAAAATGCCTACTACGGTAAACCATTTAAGACAACAAATCACTTGACATACTAATAAGTAGACTGTATAATATACACTTATACAGTTAATTATTGGAGTCAACATGAGCGTTTGTGCTAGTCATATTTGGGACTTGGAAAGCCATCCTTCCCGTCTCAACAAAGAAGCAATTATCTTAGCTATTGCCCAATCCGGAAATAAGGAATTTTTTGAAGGTTGTCGTTTAGCTCTTGACCCAATGATTACTTTTGGCATTAAACAAGTTCCGGAGAAAACAGATGAAGATGGTGCTGGCTTACCTTGGGATAGTTTTACTCTCGCTCTTACTGGCTTCGTTACACGTCAAGTTACCGGTAATACAGCACGTGATGTGATTGCCGCTATGATGAAGTCGGCCACTAAGAAAGAGTGGAATGGTTGGTATCGTCGCATACTGATCAAAGACTTGCGTTGCGGTACAAGTGAAAAAACAATCAACAAAGTAGTGGAGAAGAAATATGCTGACTATGCTATTCCTGTATTCGGTTGTCAGCTTGCTCATGATAGTGCTAATCATGAGTCAAAGGTATCGGGCAAAAAACTTATCGAAGTTAAACTCGATGGAGTTAGAGTCATTACTATTGTACGTAGTGATGGTCGGGTGGATATGTTCAGTCGAAATGGTAAAGAACTTGCTAACTTCCCTCACATAGCAGAACAGATTAGTAGTGTGATTAAACAGAAAGGTTCTAGCAAAAGTATGGATGTTGTATTGGATGGAGAAATCATGTCCAGCAGTTTCCAGGACTTGATGAAACAAGTACACCGCAAGGATAACGTCAAAGCAGGCGATGCTATACTTAATTTGTTTGATGTACTGCCGTTAGAAGATTTTGAAAAAGGTATCTACAACAAAGACCAAACTACACGCAGTAGCATGGTCAAGTTTTGGGTTGAACAAAATCAAGACTTACTACCTAATGTAACTTATGTTGCCAATGAGTTAGTTGATTTAGATACAGAAGAAGGTCAAGCTCGTTACAAAGAAATCAA